AGCGGGGAGCTTATCTCCCCATCAACAATTGAAACAATTGATGGTGCCCTAACCGATTTTGTAAAGGATTTGAATATTTTCTGCACCTCTTATGACAAGTGGAAGCAGGTACCAGTTATCTGGACTTCCGCAGAAAGATCATTTCAGGTTAAACACAATAAAGATCTCCGTGATAGTAATGGGACACTGATTAAACCAATCGTCACAATAGAGAGAACGGGGATCACAAAAGAACTAAACAAGAAAGGTTCAGTGTGGGCAAACATCCCACCGGTTAACGATGAGAAGGGCGGCACAATTACAATTGCCAGAGAGATAAATCAAGACAAGACTTCCAACTTTGCAAATGCTTCTTCAAAAAGAAAATCTGGACAGTGGAACTCGCGCGCACCAGCAAAACAGGTGGTGTATGAAACAATCACAATTCCTCTTCCAATTTATGTCGAGGTCACATATAAAATAAGCTTGTATGCGGAATACCAACAGCAGATCAACGAAATGATGACACCGTTCCTAACCAGCACGGGTGGAATTAACTACAAGATCATCAAGAGAGAGGATCACAGATATGAAGCTTTTGTGCAAAGTGATTTCGCCCATAACAATAACTTATCCAGCCTTTCATCAGAGGAAAGAAAATACCAAACTGATATAACCATAAAGGTGCTTGGCTACCTGATTGGGTCCTCCGAAAATCAAGACCAGCCCAGGATTGTCAGAAGACAAAACGCGGTTGAGGTTAGAATCCCCAGAGAGAGAGTGATTACTGGGGATATCAACGAATTTATAAAGAAAGGTTTTTATAGAGACTAAAATTCTTTTCGTATTTTCTTCAACTATTTACTACGATTAAAAGCACTTAATTCTAAAGGAGATGTTGCATAATGTCTGTAAAGAAATTTAAATTCGTATCACCTGGAGTTTTCGTAGACGAGATCGATAAGTCGATCCTTCAGGAATCATCAACAAGAAGAGGCCCCATCGTCATCGGGCGCGCACAACGCGGCCCATCAATGCGCCCCACAAGGATTGAATCCTTTGCTGATTTTGTCAGCACTTTCGGTAACCCCATCCCTGGTGGAGCCGGCGGAGATGTCTGGCGCGACGGTAACTATACATCAACAACATATGCTGGTTATGCAGCACAAGCATATTTGAGAAATAATTCTCCAATTACCTTTGTTCGTTTGCTCGGTAGCAAACATAACGAAGTTTCTGTTGGCACCACCCCCGCCACCCCTGGTTGGAATACCGGCGGACACGAAGCCACTGGTTCTGATGCTGGCAAGGGTGCTTTTGGACTCTTTCTCTTTGATAGCGGCTCCACAGGCTCCGCCGTTCCGGGTACACTCGGTGCGATCTGGTATGTAAATTCAGACACCACACTTACACTTAGTGGCGCTTATGCGGCTGAACCTGACGAGAGCACATCTTCAGTTGGTTCTCTAATCAGATCCCAGGGCGACAGCAGAGAGTTTAAACTTCAGGTTTGGACTTCTGGTTCTGGTACCGGCTTTGAATCAACATCTGAGACAATTTCTTTTAACTTTAACCCTGATTCTTCAAAGTTCATTAGAAAAGTATTCAACACCAACCCGACATTGGCTAACAGCAGCAAGATTGCTATTGATCAGCGAAAAAGCTATTGGCTCGGACAGAGTTTTGAGGGTGTGCTAGACAGCGTAGAAACTTCTGAAGGCGCTGGTGGTCCTCTAGATTCGGCTCTTACTAGTGCTGGCGAATGCCACGGTACTCTCCTTGTTCTAGAGACTGGCGACGTCAAAAAGAATGGTGGTAACTTCAAGAGAAACACAGCCGAATCAAAGACTGGCTGGGTTATCGCACAGGATCTCGGCGCACCTGGAGATTACGCTCCTCAAAACGCCCAGAAGCTTTTCCGTCTTACCACATTAAATGCTGGTATTTGGGAATCCCAGAACCTTAAGGTTTCAATTCAAGACATTGCTTTCTCAAACAATGATATCGATCCGTTTGGTAGTTTCACGGTAGTCATCCGCGCATCGAACGATACTGATGCACAGCCGAGAATCCTAGAGAGGTGGGAAGATTGTAATCTCAACCTCGCTTCCCCGAACTACATCTCGCGTGTAATCGGTGACAAGTATCTACAATGGGATGAGACAGAGAGACGCCTCCGCGAGTACGGAACATATGATAATGTTTCTAAGCTTGTCCGCGTTGAGGTTTCAACAGCTGTTGAAGCTGGTGGCGATGCACGCTGGCTACCCGCAGGCTTCTTCGGACCTCCGAGATTCAATAGTTTCCAGTATTATGATACTGGCAGTGTAAATGCCGGTGATAAAAGTATGGCAAAATCTATTGATGATTGCGCCCTTGCCGACAGCACAACCCAGCTAATTTCACCGACTTCTGCTGGTGGTGCATTCACCGGTTCAGTCTCTTTCCCGAAATACAATCTCAGAGCATCAAACTCTGATACAACTCTACCCGGAAGAAGAAGTGCTTACTTTGGCATTGAGACAAGAAGGAGTGCAAACAGCAGAACTCCTGATAATACCATTAGGGACCTTGCCCGCACAATGCCCGCCGTTCTCAATGGTTGGGACGCAGATGATGATTACACAGAGAACAGCTTTGTTTTCTCACTAGACGACATTTCCGGAAGCGCCGATTATGCTCCTGCCACTGACACAACACGAAATGTGCTGTATGTTTCTGGCTCCAGAAAAGATGAAACTTCAATCACAGCTACTGGTTCTATTGGCAACGTCTCAGCCGAAGCGAGCTTCAAGGGTCTAATCGAAGATCTTGAAGTTAATAGATTCACAATGCCACTATTTGGTGGTTTCGATGGATTTGATATTACAGAGCGCGCGCCGCTTGGTAATGATCTAATTTTAAGCACAGATCGAACCAGTTTCGTACATAATACCTACAAGCGCGCGATTGATATGATTCAGGACACTGACAACCTAGATGTAAACCTAGCAGTAGTCCCAGGTCTAACAAACGCAACACTAACTCGTAGGCTAATTGACAACTGTGAGGAGAGAGCAGACGCTCTTGCAATCATTGACCTTGAGAACGACTACACTCCAGTGTACGAGGAAATCTCAAGTAATACCGAGTCAGACCGCGTTGGAACAGTTGATCAGGCTGTAAGTACCCTTAAAGATCGCAACATCAACTCAAGTTACGGTTGCGCATACTATCCTTGGGTCCTAGTTCGCGACACTGCAACCACCGGACAGACAATCTGGATGCCGCCGAGTGTTGTTGCTCTAGGTGTTCTCGGAAACAGCGAGACACAGGGTGAACTCTGGTTCGCTCCTGCTGGCTTCAATCGCGGTGGACTAACAGAGGGTGACTCTGGTCTAACAGTTGTTGGCGTAAGGCAGAAGCTTTCCTCAAAGGATCGCGACAAGCTTTATAACCAGCACATCAACCCGATTGCTTCTTTCCCCGCAGAGGGTGTTGTGGTCTTCGGTCAGAAGACACTACAACTAACCGCTTCTGCTCTTGATAGAATTAATGTCCGCCGCTTGATGATCTTCCTCAAGAAGGAAATCTCATTCGCAGCTTCAAGAATTCTATTTGACCAGAATGTACCTACAACCTGGGCAAGGTTCAAATCACAGGTTGAGCCCTTCCTAAGTGATGTTCAGTCAAGATTCGGCCTAACTGATTATAAGTTGGTTCTCGATGAGACTACAACAACACCGGATCTAGTTGACAGAAACGTCTTGTATGCTAAGATCTTCGTGAAACCTGCAAGAGCAATTGAATACATCGCTCTTGACTTTATTATCACGGCGACCGGCGCATCTTTTGAGGAATAAAACAATCGTTGACTACTTAAGATAGGAAACGATATTGGAGGAATTTTTAAATGGCATTTTGGAGTTCACACGACTTACAACCTAAGCGTAAATTTAGATGGATTCTAAGAATGGGAGGCGGCAATTCTGATGTTTTGCAGGTTGCAGCCAAGACTGTTCAGAAACCAAATTATACATTAACGAGTACAACTCATAAGTTTTTAAATCATAACTTTTATTTCCCTAACCGTGTTGAGTGGCAGCCAATCACTGTTACTTTCACTGACGCGGCTGTATTGGGGAGTGGCAATAGGTCTGTCAGTGATATCCTTCACGCAGCCCTCGGTGCATCAGGGTACAAGCTTCCCAATGCTTCCAATGAACTTCGTGACTGTGATTTTGCTGTCACCAAGAAGGCATCAGTTGAAGCCATCGGCAAGCAGTTTGAGCTAGTTCAGATTGGCGCAGAGGATGGAGAGGTCCTTGAGACTTGGGTTCTTACCAATCCTTGGATTTCTAAAATCACATTTGGTGACCTTTCTTACGATGATGACGGTTTAGTTGAAATTTCTATTGATATCGTGTATGATTATGCAGATTATTTAAGTGCCGCAAGCAGTGCTGTCAAAAATTTAGCCAGCAAGGTCAGCAACTTTGTTTCGTAATAATCTTAAACAAAACCTAAGAGGAGAAAATGTCTAGAAACAATCAGGACCGCCTTGGTCCTACTGTCCAAAGTGCCGACGCCCCGGCAGCACAGCAGGCGGCGTCAACCAACTCTCAACCCCTACAATTCGTTGTCCCTACTGAGTTCGTGGAGCTTCCCACCGCAGGGAAGTTCTATGCCGAGAACCACCCTTTCCACAACAAGTCAGAGATTGAAATTAAATTTATGACCGCCAAGGAAGAGGATATTCTCACCGACAAGACCCTTCTAAAGAAAGGTATCGCCCTTGATCGTCTACTCAAGAGTCTTTTGGTAGACAAGGGAACAAACCCAGATAGTCTATTTGTCGCAGACAAGAACGCAATTCTTATTGGTGCCAGGAAGTCCGGTTATGGTTCTTCTTATGACACCAAGGTGATGTGTCCTGTCTGTTTTGCCCACGGAAGGCACGAATTTGATTTGGATGATGCTATAATCAGCGCTCCAAGAAACCTAGAAGACGGCGCAGTCCAGCTAACAGAAGCAGGGACGCTTCTGTTCACCACACCAACAATGGGTGTGGAGGTAGAGTGCAGGATGTTAACCGGTGCAGATGAGAAGACCATCCTCAACAAG